TCCGGCCTCGACCTCGACACCCCCAGCATCACCGACGGGTCGAACAAGCTGACGGACACCATCGACGCCAACACCGCGAAGCTTACCGAAATAAACAAGTCCCTCGCCAAGCTGGTCAAGAGCGCAAACGCCCTTGTCCTCAGCGACAACATGGCCGTGAGCAGCCGGGTGGCAGCATCCGGCACGGCACAGGTCGCCGCTGCGGCCAGAAGCTACCGCGAGGGCGACACCAACATCACCCAGAACATCTATTCCAAGGCCCACACCGCCGCCGACCTCCAGCGTGAAGCGCGCTGGGAGGCCGACCGCGCCAAGGCACAGAACCGCTGAAAGGAGGCCCACCATGCGCACTGACCATCTCCGCCTCGTGACAGACGCCGGGGCATCCCTCGACCTCGGCTGGGACTACGGCATCCCATACCAGATGGATGGTCTCTCGGGCGTGGACGTCACCCTCAAGACCGCCCAGGGCGTCAACCAGCAGGGTGTGACGGTAGAGGGGCAGAGTGTCGAAGGCGTACCCCACGAGGTCATCGCGGATTTCTGGGGGCCGGAGGGCGAGCGGCAGGCAAATCTGTTTTTGCAAAAGCTGCCCTTCTTCACCTCCGGCACCGCCTACTTCGGCGACAAGTATTTTTCCCGCTTCGTGCTGCAAAAGACCCCCTACACCGTCCAGCTCCACCCTTACCCCCGGCTGGACTTCATGCTCTACCGCCCCAAGCCCTACTGGTACAGCCTCGAGAGCCAGAACGCTGTCATGGGCGGCTTCGTGCCGCAGTTCCGCTTCCCGGTCTGCTACGACAGCCACCGGTACAGCGAGTGGCGGCAGAGCTACTTCCTCAACGTGCGCAACCCCGGGGCGCTGCCGGTGCCTTTCACCGCGAAGCTCCGCTCCTCGGGTATCGTGGTCAACCCAGCCATCCGCAACAGCGTCACCGGGGAGTTCATCGGCTTTGACACCACCCTGAACAAGGGGGACGTGCTGGAGATCTACCGCACCACCACCGACCGTCTGGCCGTTAAGCTCATCTCCGGCGGCGTGGAGACCAACGCCTTCGCCCTGCTGGACGAGGACAGCGACCTCATGGAGCTGCACCCCGGCGATAACGTCCTCACCGCCGACGCCGCCAGCGGCAGGGAGGGCCTGCAGGCGTCCATCTCCTTCTACCCGATGGTGGTGGGCATCCTGCCGGAGGTGATGAAATGACATTCGACGTTCTGGATGAGACCACCCTTGCCCGGCTGGGCAATATCGACGTGTGGGTGTCGGTGTACTGGGATGAGCCCTACAACTCCGAAGGCAGCTTTACCCTCGAGGTGCGACCTACACCCGAAAACCTAGAGCTGCTGCGGGAGGGCCGCTGGCTCGTCCGCACCGACGCAGCGGTCAAAATCCCCATGCGCATCTGCCACCGGAGCAACGAGAACGAGGACGCGAATCTGGTCGTCACCGGCTACCCGGCCACGTGGATCTACACCAAGCGGGTGTCCGCATCGGCCATCAAGAACGAGAATGCCGAGGCCGCCATGCTGGCCCTCGCCAAGGAAGCGGCTCCGTGGCCCAAGCTGGAGGTAGCCGAGCCGAAGGGCTTTGACACCAAGTTCGAGAACCAGACCTCGGGCGCTGCACTCTTCGACTATTTCAAGACGGTGGGCGCAGCCTGCGACCTCGGCTTCCGGGTCGTCCTCATGGGTAAAAACAGCGCGAAAAAACTCATGTTCGAGGTCTGGCGGCCCACAGCAGACCCCAACAACCGCTTTTCGACCAAGTGGGGCAGCCTGCAAGAGGCCAGTTGGGCCTTCGGCGACGGCAGCTACGCCAACGTGGCCCTCGTGTTGGGCGCTGGCGAGGGCAAAGACCGGGCCATGGTCTGGGCGGGCGACACCGAGGCCGAAGGGTCCCAGCGCCGGGAGATGATCGTGGACGCCCGGGACATCCAGCCCGAGGACGGCGAGACCGTCAAAAGCGACAGCTACCTCAAGAAGCTGGCTGATCGGGGCGCGTCGAAGCTCCTCGAACAGCTCCGCTCCGGCAGCATCGAGATGACGCTGGACGCCGACGGCCTCGAGCCGGGGGACGTCTGCTTCTGCTCCCTGCCCGACCTCGGTTACAAGGCCACCGTCCGGGTGGCCGACATCATCATCCAGAGCCAGACCGACGGCACCACCCGCACCGCGCGGCTGGGTACGCCCGTCTGGCACAAGATCTAGGAGGCGATAGCTTGAGCTCCCCCGGAATTATTACCTACCCGCTGGGCGGCATCACCTATGACGCCGAGGATGCTGCGGCCTACTTTGCCGGGCGCACCAGCGGCGTTTACAGCACCGACATCGATTTCGCGGTGGCCGCTGCCGCCGATGGCAGTACCGACCTCACCGTCAGCGCGGGGCAGGCGTGGATGCACGTCAGCCGGTGGGTGGGCCTCAGCGTCACCATGCGGGAGGCCCAGACCCTCACGCTGCCCCTCGCGGACAGCGCTCTGCCCCGCATCGACCGCGTCGTGCTCCGGTACGACGCTACCAGCCGCAGCACCTCTCTGCAAGTGCTGCAGGGCGCGCCGTCCTCCGAGCCGGCAGGCCCGGACCTCTCCCGCACCGAGATGGTCTACGACCTCTGCCTCGCCGAGGTCTCCCGCCCGGCGGGCCAGACCTCCGTCTCCACCGCCGACCTCACCGACACCCGCACAGACGAAGCCCTCTGCGGCCTGATGCGGGACGGCGTCACCGGCATCCCCATGGACGAGCTGGGCCGGCAGGCGCTGGCGAAAGCCAAAGAGACGGCGGCGCTCTGCGACAGCCTGCTGGCCAGCTACACCGGCGGCTATCTGGGCATCTGGCCGGTGACACTCCCCGCCGACGGCTGGGCCGACTGCGCCGACGTACCCGGCTACGCCTACAAGCAGACCACCGCCCTGCGGGCGGCGAGAGAGGCAAACGTTCCCTCCGCCGTACCCACCCCGGAGACCTTCACCACCGCCGTCTCTGCGGGCCTCGCGGGCGTCTGCGAGACCGGGGCGGGTACTGTCACCTTCTGGGCCGAGAACGTCCCGGAGGGGGACATCCAGATGCAGGTGAGCCTGCTGGGCCAAATCGCCGACAGCAGCAGCACCGAGACCGACGACACCAGCGCTCTGGGTGACACCACCCTGGGCGATATGACACTCTGACAGGAGGCAGCATGATGAAGTATACCAAACATCATTTTTCCAGCGGCATGAAGATCAACCTTGCCGACGTGCTCAACCGGATGGAGGACGGCATCGCAGCCGCCTGCGGCGCGGCGGTGGAGGGCATCGGCAGCGTGACCACCAGCGACACACCCGCCGCCGGCATCCGGGACGGCAAGCTCTGCCTGACCCTGCCCAAGGGCGACACCGGCCCCCAGGGCGAGCCGGGACCGCAGGGCGCAAAGGGCGACCCCGGCACCGGCCTGACCGATACTGCCAAAGCCGCCCTCCTCACCCTTCTGGCCGGAGAAACCGAGGACAGGGACGCCGCCCTCAAGGCCCTGCGGGAGGAGTGGGGCGTGGCCGAGCTGGACGACACCACCCCCGAGGCCGCAGACGCGGCAGAGGAGGCGTGAGTATGGCGCTGGGAAGCGTAAGTATATCCAGCTTTATCCCGGGGGAGTTGGAGGATTTAACCGGCACAGTTAGTATTATCCCGTTTACCCGGGCGGAAATCGAGCGGCTAACAGACAAGAAAGCGTACCCGGATGGGAAGGTGGTGTGGTCGAGCAATGGTCTTACCTCATCTTCTGGTGGTGGCTCCTCTGTGACAGTTCCCGATGAGGTGGATTATGTAGTCGTAAATGGTCAGAAACTTACCCGTGGAGGAAACGCCACTGTCTCTGGCGAAGTATATAACTGGGCCGGCAACCGCCACGAAATAGCATATAGCACAGTTACATTTTCAGGTAATACGCTTTCTATATCAAAGCATGGTGCTTACTCTGGCAGTTTTTTGGCTACTGCCACCGGCTACCACTACTACTGACAAAACAAAAAGCAGCCCCCGGGTGGGGGCTGCGGGAGTGGTTATTTGTCCCTGTAGTGGGAGCCGCACTGGACGATCTTGACCACGCTGCCATCAATGCGGTAGACGATCCGGTTTGCATCGTCGATGCGGCGGCTCCAATAGCTGGCCAGATCGCCGCTGAGGCGCTCGGGCTT